GTAGTCCGGTTTATGCTTCGTCAGTCCTTCCTGGGCCATGAGCGCCAGACAGGATGACTGAACCCCTGCCCCGAGTGATAATACGCGCATGGTTGGCTCTCTTTTGTTTCCTTCCTCGTCAAGGTACTCCGGCTCCTTCGTAGCGGCCACAGCGGCCATGTTATTAAGACTCTTTTTAGTGATTTTAGTAGACATCTCCTCCAAAAGCTTGCGCCTTTCGAATTCCATTTGTTCTTGATTGATTGCAAATCCATGCTTCACTCCATCTTTTCGTTTCTTTCCTTGGTCTCGGTACCCTGGTTTTTTAGTCTCTACCATAAGTTTCCTTTGTATGACATGATTTACATAATTTTTGGTAAATTACCACGTTATAATGAAATTGACACCAACTTTCATCAGCCTCCGCACCAAAAGAGGAACAAGCAGAATCTGGAAAAAGATCTTCTTTCCAAACATTCTCTCTCCATTCATCAAAAATATCATTAAAAGGTGTTACATGATGAACCTCTATTTTTTTATGGCATTTACATTTATCACATTCAAAAACTGAATCACTACCAAGGTATTCATCCGTTTTTAAAAATTTTCTTAAAAAATCATCACGTTGGTTTTGAACCAAAAATCTAGCTGTTTTCTTTTCATTTAATGTATAGTTTGTGGTTGCCGCACCAAAACATGTAAAAATACGAGAAGGACTAATCGGAATTCTATCTTGATTTCTAGCTTCTAATTCAAAAGTAAGATTTATAATTTCATTACTAAGAAACTTACACCCCCAATCCTGGGGCTTATCCCCTCTAAACACCTCATATAATGTTTTTTCGTCATTTGTTAAATAGTTATTATATAAAGATTTCACATGAGATTGCTTAATTAGTGTTTCTTCAGTGAATGTAATATGATTGTCACGACCTGGTCGTTTAATAGAGTAAAGTATAGAATTAAAATATTCTTTTGCATCTTTTTTATGTTTAAAATCTTTTCCTAAAATATTAGTATATTTCATACTATGTACCCGGGTTTTCTGCTATTATTCATAGTTTTTCAGTTCTCTCAGTGTCTGGATTATTTTTTGCGTATAATATACGTCTTCGGCGTAAATTGCAAGTGTCCCCGCTAACTTTTCCAGGTCCACTATGTCATTGACATACTGCTTTATTCTCTCTTCTCTGAAGTCCTCATAATGATGGTTATTATTCAGCAGTTCGATATAGTAAGATATGGATTCACACTTAGTCTCAAAGATCCTGAGCCCCCAGCTCACATCAGGTTTATTAACGGGCTTCATTTGGTCATCTGATGGGTCAAAGGTGCGAATCCCTAACAAATTGTTACCAATTGTTGCAAACCGTGAACGTCCCCACTCGGACTCATGAATTGCCTGCGCCACAACTAAATCCACTGGAATCCTGTTTTTCTCATCCTCCATGGAATTCAAATGCAGAGCACATGACTCCACGTCGGTTATGAATTCCTCATTGTTCATGTAGGTCATGCTTGGATTAAAACAGAAGCATATAAGCATTGTACTGCACAGCCAGTTCATCATCCACCCCAACTTTCACCCATGTCCGTGTCAACCTTGGATGGGACATGGAGATCAACGCAGTTTTCCATGATCTCCTTGATGTCTTTTACCTCTTTTTCATTCTTAACTGAACAGTCCAATTCGTCATGCACCTGAATGAGTGGAACGACTCCGAGCTGCTCATAAATGTCGACCATGGCCTTCTTGGTCTGGTCCGCGGCTGACCCTTGAATCAACCGATTAAGAGCTTTGTATGTGTAGGCTCTTTTAAGGGGAAAACCATATTCTGTTTTAGCTTGATTAAAAGGTAGCGCTTTATGTACGCCCCATGTCACTGGTTCAAACATGTCAAACCGGCATTTTCTTCCAAGCAAAGTTCTTATAGTTCCTTTTTCATTAGCCCTGTTCATCACGAACTCCAGCATTCCTTTCATGAAAGGAACCCTCTCATGAAAAGAATTCATCATTTTCTTTGCTTCCTGCGGATCCATGTCCAGTTCCCTGGCCAGTTTATGATATCCCATTCCGTAAATAACTCCAAGCCCTATTGTTTTTGCCAGTTTTCTGTCTATACCCGCCATGTCAGCTGTTTGTTGATGAAAATCTAAGTCTTCCTTTTTATATGCCTCTTGAACTTCTTCTGCTCCTTCTTGGTCTACAGTTCTTGCAAAATGAGTTAAAAGCCTGGGCTCCTGCTGCGAGTAGTCCGCTTTAAGCCAATATTCTCCCATCTCCGGAATGAAAAGTTTCCTAATGCTATTGGCAAATTGTCCTCTGCTTGGGACTTGCTGTAGATTGGGGTGATTATAACTGAAGCGACCGCTAATGGCGCCACCGCTATCCGAGCGTATTTGATTAATGTGCGCATGTATTCTCCCGTCTTTCTGGTATTTTAACATTCCATGAAGAAATGTTCCCTGTAATTTATTAAGCTCTCGTGCCTTGGTAATTAATTGAGGCAATTCATGTGGATGGTCTGTCAGGAACAGTTTAGTGAAGGAGGGTGCTTCGGTCCTTTCCGTCTTTTCGTAAGGCAAATTCACGGAATCAAAGGCAGCGGCAATGGAAGCAGCTGACCAAATCTCAACGTGAAGTCCTGTTAATTCATTTATTCTTTTTACAAGCTTCTTTTCCTTGTTCTTGAATTGTTCTATAAGGCGCAGCGATTTCGGAATGTTCACCCTCACCCCTCGTTTCGTCATGCTTAAAATCACGTTAATCAGCCTGCACTCCATGTCATAGATTGTCTGCAGACTGTCCGTGGTAATTTCCGATGATAATTTTTCATGTAATTTTAAGGTAATTTTTGCATCTGCCTCTGCATATTCTCCTACAAACTGGGAAGGTAACTTGTACATTTCACTCTTGGGATCTACCCCGAAAGCTACTGACGCCTCCTTTAACTTAAGCTCGTTTTTATATTCTCCTAGATAGTCGCCTGCAATACTATTCAAAGTATAGGTAAATCTGTTCTCATTGATGAGAGCCGTGGCAACCATGGTATCATGTATTCTTCCTTTAACTTCTATTCCTAGGGTGGTGAGCCATCCGATATCATACTGTGCATTATGAAACACTTTCTCAATTGAACCGTCTTCACATATGGACTTAATATATTCAATAACTTTCTTTTCATCCATGTTACCACTTTCATGCTGTATAGGATAATATCCTGCAAAACCATCAGTTGCGATGGCAATTCCAATTACATAACCCCTTTTTGTTGGCCATCCTGGACCTGCCTTCATCAGCTCCGTATCACACGTCTCCAGATCGATTGTCACACGATCACGTGTGGATAAGTCCGGAAATGTAGTGGGCGCAACCCATTCTGAATCTACTGCTGGCGGAAATAGGCTTCTCATTTAGTCTCCTTTGCTAGTTTTTTAACGTGTTTTTTAGTTATTTCTCCCATAATTTCACCCCTAGACTTCTTAGGAGTGTATCGATCTTCAAGAAGTAGCTCGGCATAGTGGATAACTTTTTCCACGTCTTGCTTCCCTCCCTTGATGCTGTGTCTAGTAATGTACTTGACAATGTTTCCCTCGTACCATCCAAGTTTATTCTTGACAATGTAATGACTAGGCTGGATTGCCATTCTTTTATAATGGTCTCCCCCTATTTGTTTTTTATGAGCGCTCATATATGGAATCCTCCATAGTCCTGTGGCTGCACCACATGTAGTGCTTCCTTGGCTCTGGTCACCCCTACATAGAACACCCTGCATTCATTATCGGGATCTCTGTGCATCGCCAACCGAGCTTTTCTTGAGATATCAGTAAGAAGCATTACATTATCGGCTTCTCCCCCCTTGGACGCGTGAATGGTGCTCAGCTGTATTCGTGGTTCATCCGTAAGTGAATAGTTCCTTGCCTGCATGGCGCGGATGAAATCCTTGTCATCATTTCCCACTTTATCAAAAGCGATATCCCACGGTTGTGCGGCCACCTCTCCCATCAATCCTTGGCGCATTACCAGTTCTTCCATTCCATATCTCTCCTCTGTAGCTGTCTTTAAGTGCTTGTAGCCATGCTCTATTCCAATCTGCGTGGACATGTAGGAATAAATACTCTTGACATCCTCCAGGTCTATTTCATCCCCTTCAGTTAATTTTCCCCAGCAGTCAACGGCGTTTAATAATTTTTTAGAGACAGGCAGTTTTTCATTCCTCATGTATACTATTCCTTCAGAACGAAGATCAGTTTCCATACGGGAAAGTAGATACTGTGTTCGAGCCTCTATAAGCCACGTTCCTTCTGCGGATAAGTCCACACTTCCGGGGACGCTGTGGTACCGCACCAAGCCTTTTTTATTTGTTCCCCTCCATTCCTTCGGGTGCCGGTATTCCACGCGATCTATGATTTCCTGCGATAAATTCTGAACAGAAATTGGACAGCGATAGGACTGCTTAAGAACTTTTTTATTTCCTTTCAGGTTAATGAAATGATTTGCATCGGCTCCTGCAAATCCGTAAATGGCTTGATCATCATCCCCTCCATAGTATATCTTTTGAACATTTTCCTTAAGCTTATCAATCATGTTTAATTGCAACCGGCACAGATCTTGCGCTTCATCCACGAAAATAACGTCGAGAGGAGGAACCATTCCCTCTTCATTGTAATTTTCAATCATGTCAGTAAAATCAATCAGATGTCTTTCTTTTTTATATTTCTCAAACGCCTCATGGGTCCACTTAAGTTGTGGCCAGTGATGTGCCATGTTTTTTTTATTATAATATTCCTGGAGGCTGAGGCAGCGCATCCTAGCTTGGTTAACAGCAGTTAAAAGTTCATTGTCAACTGTTATGATTCCTGAGCCGACAGGTCCTTCACTTATGTATCCTAGATTCATCCCAAATTTACTGGCAAAT